TATCTCTGACATGCAGAGCACCAGACCCAAAGATCAGCAAATCAATGACGATATCTTGACTCAGGCCGACGTTGAAGTGCCACTGAGTGGTTATGATGTAGAAAAATTCTACATTGTGGCCACCACAGATGATGGGCAGCCTGCTAACCCTGTGAGCTTGACCACTGACCAAGGCGCCACTGTAGACGGCACACAAGGAGGCATGAATGTTACGCCTAAATCAGATGGCTATACCATGGGCTATCTCACTGGTGACGGTATTGCGCCCAATGGCCTGCCAGTGACTCCCGGTGTTGCATTTCCGCCCAATCCTGCTTCAGGAGATTACTGCCTGCGCCTGGACTACAAGCCCAATAGATTGTTTAGATATGACGGACGCCGGTGGATCAAGATTGAAGAAAAAGTACGCACCAATTTGAACAATGCGCCAAGCAATCAAACTTTGCGGTCAGGCTTTGTGAACAATACATACACAACCAACACCACTGACTTGGGTGCAGTACCTCAGCGTCAGAGTTTGAGCCAAGCACTCAAACCCAAGGCCGACAACGGTGATCAAGGCGGATTCTTGCCACCCAACCCACCGCCACCTTTTTCGAGATAAACATGCAACAGTTCTTCTATGATGCCCAAATACGCAGATTCCTGCTACAATTTACCAGAATCTTTTCAGGCTTTCAAATTGAGTACGGCAACGAAACTGATGGCGTCAACAATGCTAGCCTGTTGCGTGTGCCTGTGCGCTACGGTGATGCCAGCCGCAATGCTCAAACCATTATACAAGAAAACTCTGCCAGCTCCTTGCCATCTACTCCGTTGATGACCTTTTATATCAACAATCTTGAATACGACCGTCCCAGAATTCAAGAACCATACTTTGTGGACAAAATCAACGTGCGCCAACGTACCTACGACACTGCCACTGAAACCTATGAGACCACTCAGGGCAATGCGTTTACCATTGAACGCTTGATGCCTGTGCCCTACAAGCTCAGTGTCACACTGGATATTTGGACATCAAACACCAACCAAAAGTTGCAATTGTTGGAACAGATTCTCACACTGTTTAACCCTAGCCTTGAAATACAAAACACCGACAACTATATTGACTGGTCAAGTCTCAGTGTGTTGTACCTAGATCAATTGACCTGGAGTTCTAGAACCATTCCACAAGGCACTGAAAATCCCATTGACATTGCCAGTATCAAATTCTCAATGCCCATATGGATCTCATCTCCAGCCAAAGTTAAAAAATTGGGTGTGGTCGAGCGAATTGTGGCTGGCATATTTGATGCCAATGGTGATGCTGCGGATGCCGTCACCAACAATGATTTACTGCTGGGCACCAGGCAAATGTTTACTCCATGGAACTACAAACTGGTGGTTATTAACAACCAGATACAGATACTGTACAATCCAACTATTGTGCCCAACGGCGACTACGACAATCTCAACCCCACTGCCATTGTGGCAGATTCTCCGCTGTTGTGGCCTGCTGTGATTTCTGCGTTTGGTGTGCTGAGACCAGGTATCAGTCAAATTCGATTGAACCAGCCAGCCATTGCTGCTCCTGACACAGCCAATCCTATCATTGGAACCATTGTGATCAATCCCGACGACGACAGATTGGTGATTTTTAGTCCTGACCCAGATACTGCTCCGCAAAATACCTTGCCACCCATTGATGCCATTATTGATCCGCTGGCCAGTGGACCTGGCGCTGGTCTGCCTGCGCCTGTGACAGGTGTGCGATATTTGCTCACCGAATCCACTGGCAGCATTGACAACACAGACAATCCTTCAGCCTGGATTGGCGCAGGAGGACAACCGCTGGTGGCCAATGCCAATGACATCATTGAGTGGAACGGCACACGTTGGAGAGTGGTATTTGTCAGCCAGGACGAAACTGCTGTGCAGTATGTAACCAACATAACTACTGGCACACAGTATGAATGGACTGGCGAACAATGGATAAAAAGTTATCAAGGAGTGTACCCTCCCGGAGCATGGAGCTTGGTGTTGTAAAAGCAGTGGGCGTTTGGTTCTTGGCCAAGGAGACTGGCCGATATCTCTACCTTCTGCGCAATGACCCCAAACATCCAGGCACCTGGGGCCTGCCTGGAGGCAAAGTTGAGCCTGGAGAAACATTGCTGGGTGGTATGGAACGAGAGTGTGTGGAAGAACTGGGACATTTTCCACAATACCGCAGATTGGTTCCTTTGGAAAAGTTTACATCAGCTGACAGTGTGTTTGAATATCACACTTGGGTGTGTGTCTTAGACAGCGAATTTATACCTGTGCTCAACAACGAACACATTGGCTATGCATGGATAACTGCTGGCACTTGGCCTAGGCCCATGCATCCTGGCCTGTGGAACACTGTAAACATTGACTCAGTGCAATCAAAACTAGCTGTTGTTGAAAACAACGAAATTACAGCTTTATAGTTTACCAACAGCTATTTCTATTACACCACTAGGACCATCAAAGTTTTCAATGGCTTTGCCTATCACTGTGCCTATAGCCGGAGCAGCACAGGCCATGGCATAGCCGTTGCCTGCTGACACCATCATGGCACCTTTGGCCACTGGACCAATAACTCGAGTTGGTACACGCCCAATCAGAGCCAATGTAGCAGTGTGAGCAGCATCAATGCCAGAATTCATCACTGTGGCTGGAGCAGATGACACTACACCAGCAACGTTGGTGTCATTGGTTACTGAGCTGATTGTGACTTCTTGTGAGCCGCCAAAACTTAACACTGTGCCTGGTTCATAGTCAGCATCTGCTGCGTAATTTTCAGCCAAGTCAGCATAAAGAGCTCTCAGAGCTGTAACGTGAGCATTGCCAAAATAATTTGTTGTTGAGCCAATATTACCTACACCATTAGCACCAGCATTGACAATCACTGCAGAAGTTACATTGCCTGAATTGACACTGAGCAAACCGGCTGTACGCAAGTTACCGCCATCAATATTGCCAGTAACAGAAACTGTGGTGCCTGTGTGCGTGGTAGCATTGACGTTTGCACCACCCAATATGTTGCCACCTGTGATGTTACCAGTAACAGAAACTGTGGTGCCTGTGTGCGTGGTAGCATTGACGTTTGCACCACCCAATATGTTGCCACCTGTGATGTTACCAGTGGCAGATATCAAGCCAGCAGTACGCAAGTTACCACCAGTTATGTTACCAGTTGCTGATACACCTGATGCTGTGTTGACATTACCAGCAGCACTAACTTGTCCAGCGGTTAAGATATTGCCACCAGTGATGTTGCCAACGCCAGTTATATTACCAGCCGATGAGATCAACCCACTTGCACTGATTGCACCACCCACAGTAATGTTACCACCAGTGATACTACCAGATCCAACTGCTAGCCCACTGCCAGTGATCTGCCCAGTGGCAGATATCAAGCCAGCAGTACGCAAGTTACCACCATCAATGTTGCCAGACACACTCAAACTACTGAGTATGCCCACAGATGTAATGTTGGGTTGTGCAGCAGTGGTCACAGTGCCTGCTGATGTAGCAAAAGTAGCATTGGCCACGGTACCAGTGACATTGCCACCTGGGATGGATGTCAGTCCTGCACCTGATCCATTGAACTGACTACCAGTGACTTGACCAGTAGCTGATATCAATCCACCTGTTAGCAGATTACCACTAGTAGTACTACCTGTTACTGTCAGTGCAGTCAATGTACCCACAGACGTAATATTGGGCTGTGCAGCAGTAGTCACAGTGGCAGCAGTGCCTGCCGATCCTGTGACACTGATTGACCAGGTACCTGATGCATTGGTGCCAGTGGTGCTGGGTGCGCCCACAGAGTTGTAACTTATTGTTCTAGCTGTTTCGCCATTGAAAGTTGTGCCACTGGCATCACCGGTGCCAGCACCGCTAAAAGTCAGTGCCGCAGTGGTATTGGCTGTTATGGTGCCCGAAGATCCCAGTGATATAGATGTACCATTAACTGTGACAGCACTGTTGGTCAAAGCACCATTTGGAATTGATGTTAATCCAGCACCAGATCCATTGAACTGCGAACCTGTGATGTTGCCAGTGGCAGATATCAAGCCAGCAGTACGTAGGTTACCGCCATCGATGTTGCCAGTAACAGAAACTGTGGTGCCTGTGTGCGTGGTAGCATTGACGTTTGCACCACCCAATATATTGCCACCTGTGATGTTACCAGTGGCAGATATCAAGCCAGCAGTACGCAAGTTACCACCATCAATGTCGCCAGACACACTCAAACTGGTCAAAGTACCCAGTGAAGTAATATTGGTTTGAGCTGCTGTACCAATGGTACCAAAGTAAGTAGATGCTGTGATATTGCCACTGGCACTCATGCGACCAATGTTTACATTGCCAGTGCCGTTGGGCGTGAGCACAATATTGGCATTGGTTGCTGTGGTTTGAATGTCAAGTTGTGCTGAATCTAAGATTGCTCCACTTAGCAATATGTTGCCAGCAGTGATATTGCCAGTACTCACTGACAAATTACCACCAGTGATGTTGCCTGTCGCACTGACCTGACCACTAGTTAAAATATTTCCACCAGTGACGTTACCTGTGGCCGATACTCCTGCTGCTGTGTTGACATTACCAGCAGCACTAACTTGTCCAGCGGTTAAGATATTGCTACCAGTGATGTTACCTGTAGCTGATACCTGGCCAGCGGTGCGTAAGTTGCCGCCATCAATGTTGCCAGTGGCAGTGACCAATCCAGTGGTGGTCAAATTGCCACCAGTGATGTTGCCAGTGGCAGTGACCAATCCAGCGGTACTCAAGTTACCACCAATGACGTTTCCTACCGCAGTGACCAATCCAGTGGTGGTCAAATTGCCACCCAGCACATTGGCAGTGGTAATGATATTGCTAGTATTGGTTCCAGATGCCAAATAGCTGGCAACCTGAGCATTAGAATAACCTGCTGGCAGACCAGTGAGTTGGCTACCATTGCCCAATATAAACGCACCAGACACATTGCCTGAAGTCGACACTGCTCCTGTGCTCAACAAATTGCCACCATTGACGGTGCCTGACACAGACAACGAACCCAGTGTGCCAACAGCCGTAATTTGAGTCTGGCTTGCATTTACGCTAAATGTTAGATTAGAAAGAGTTAAGCCGGTGCCTGCAAGATAAACTTGTGAACTACTGAACTGAGCAAATAGAATATTAGAAGTACCAAATGTGATTGTTCCAGTAGGAGAATCGAGAACATATGCGCTACCTTTATTGACGTCACCGCCGCTTACAAAGAAGTAATTGTTGAGACTCAATTCATCGGCACCAGGACCGTATGAATCAGCGTCAGTTGCGCGGGTGATAACTGTCGGGCTTGTGTAAGTATAGATACCGTTATGCGCGGCGTTAGCTTCGTTCTTGACTAATATACGAGTATCAATTGTTTGAACGTTTGCTGTATCAATCAAGTTGAATGTACCAGTAGTTGTCAATGTTGCACCAACACCTGCTGTACCGTTATTATAAGTGACAGTACCACTTGTTGCATTAGCAAGAATATCAGTGGTGGCTGCTGTCACACCTTCGTGATATACAAGAGCAGTACTTGCTAAATCATCAACATATTGCTTAGTTGCCGCGTCAGTACTTGATACTGGAGTTGCAAGGTTAATAATATTGTTGCTGGTCATATCTAGATTACCAGAAATACTGCTCACGCCTGTACCAGTTACGCTCAATACGCCAACTGTTGTCAAGTTGCCTGCCGCTATGTTGCCAGTCACACTTAGTGATGACAATGTGCCAACTGATGTAATATTTGGCTGAGCCGCAGTTGTCAATGTACCTGTTAGTAATGAAGCACCAATTGTGCCTGAGTTAGCATAGACATTACCAGCAGTAGCATTTCCTGTTACTGTTAGGCTTGATAGTGTGCCTACTGAGGTAATGTTGGGTTGTGCAGCAGTTGTGACTGTAGCAGCCACTGTGGCTGCTGGCACTGTACCTGTGACGTTGGCGCCTAGAATACTTGTTAGGCCTGCACCTGAGCCATTGAATTGTGAACCAGTGATTTGTCCAGCTGCCGAAATCAATCCGCCAGTGACCAAGTTAGCACCAGTAATGTTGCTGCCAGCGCTGATTTGACCAGCAGTGAGCACATTACCACCAGTAACGTTTCCAGTGGCTGACACACCTGCTGCTGTGTTCACATTGCCAGTGGCACTGACCAATCCAGTTGTTCTTAAATTACCACCATCAATGTTGCCAGTGGCACTGATCAAGCCAGTTGAGCTCAGTGTACTACCTGTGATTGTGGTGCCAGTGATAGTACCAGCAGCAGATACCAAACCACCTGTGAGCAAATTACCTGATGTGGTATTACCTGTTACTGTAAGTGCAGTCAGTGTACCAACACTTGTGATATTGGGCTGTGCGTTTGTGGTCACGGTGGCAGCAGTTGTAGCTGATGCTACAGTACCTGTGACGTTGGCACCTGGGATACTTGTTAGGCCTGCACCAGACCCAAAATATGTTGCGGCTGTGATGTTTCCTGACGCACTAACACGCCCAACGTTGACGTTACCTGTGCCATTGGGTGTGAGCACAATGTTGGCGTTGGCAGCTGAGGTCTGTATATCCAACTGAGCCGAATCAATAATAGCACCACTCAATATTAGGTTACCACCAGTGATGTTGCCTGTGCTCACAGTCAAACTGGTACCAGTTATGCCTGCACCTGTAACACCACCAGCTGCTGAAATCAAACCACCTGTCAGCAGGTTTCCGCCAGTTATATTGCCTGAGACTGAAACTGTGGTGCCAGTCAAGTTACCAACATGGGTACCAATAATGTTGCCGCCAGTAATGTTGCCAGTGGCAGTGATCAAACCAGTTGTTCTTAAATTGCCAGCCTGAACATTTCCAGTGGCTGACACACCTGCTGCTGTGTTCACATTGCCAGTGGCAGTGACCAATCCAGCTGTTCTTAAATTACCACCATCAATGTTGCCAGTGGCAGTGATCAAACCAGTTGTTCTTAAATTGCCACCATCAATGTTGCCAGTGGCCAAAATCAAACCACCTG